TGAGCATAATTTCCTTTCTTGAAAAGAGCAAACCAAGATGAAGATATAAAATATTCTCTAATTGAGAATTGAATACCTTCACAATAAAATTTTAAATGGTTATAAATTTCATTATAAAAATTTTCCAATTGATATTTGATTATTAAATTTTCTCTAAATGTTGGGTCTGAAAGATAATGTGTGTTTCCCCAATTAGGATTCATTTCAAAATCTATTTGATTATAAGCTCCTTCTAATTCATTTTGTATGATATCATACTCAGAAATCTTTGAACTATAAATTGGTGTGGAAAATGTATTTAATATATTGTCACTGTTCGTCATCAAATGGTTTACCCATAGTCTTATACTCAAGTTGTTCCTTTAAAAAGAGAACTTCTTCTTTTAAATCATTGTTCTCTTTTTCAAGATATTCACAATGTTCTTGGTAAATGATTACACTCATTTCTAGTTCGTGCAGTTTGACTTCTATATCCCAATCCACTGAACCACAAGATGGCGGTTTTCACAATTAGTTATTAATTTAATATTCTCTTTATACATTATCCTCCATCCATTTGCTAATAGCAGCATCATACTCTGCAGTATGTTTGAATGCTTCCAACATGAATTGTTTTCTTAAAGTTTCAGGTTTAATTGATATATTACCTTTAATTGAATCCAAGTAAATACCATACTGATGTGGGTTAGTTAATACAGCAACATCCTTATAATTCTTTGCTGCTGATCTTACCATACTAGGTCCACCAATATCAATATTCTCAATTGCTTTCGCAAGAGTTACATCTGGTTTAGCAACTGTTTCTGCAAAAGGATATAAATTGACAGCAACAATATCGATAAATTCAATACGATTTACCTTACGATCTATATCATGACTAGGATTACCTCTTTGAGCAAGAATACCACCATGAATCTTTGGATGTAATGTCTTTACTCTTCCATCAAGAACTTCTGGTGAACCAGTATAATCAGACACCCTCATTACGGGTATGCCTTCTTCTTGAAGAACTGCATGAGTTCCACCACTTGATATAAGAGTATATCCAGCACGAACTAATCCTTCTGCAAAATCTACAATACCTGTTTTATCTGAAACACTTAATAATGCGTAGTAGTTCATACATCACCTTCCTTTCTGTTTTCTGAGTAGTGAACATCAAACTCACCACCAGGATATCTTGCCTTTAACTTCTCTACATTCATCTCAATGATTTCGTTAAAGTCAGTATCAAGTGCCATACAAGCCTGAGCAACATACCACATTATATCTCCAAGTTCTCTTTTCATATGAAAGATGTTCTCATCATTCACAGGCTTACCTTGGAATACCATCTTCTTTACTACTTCAGTAAACTCACCACCTTCAGCACAAATGCCAAGAGCAGCAGTTAAAAGACGATGAACAGGTATTCCATCAGGATCTTTCTGTATCTCAAAGCACCTAGAGTTAAATGAAATATAATCGTTTGATTCTTTAGATGTTACTGCGTCTACAAACTCAGTATATTTTTGGGTATCTACTTGCTTTACCATTTTATCTTTATAAAATTGTTGTGTCCACCCATCATTATAAGGTGAGTTTGCCATTATTATAGTATTGGGATCCATATTTGTCAAACGTAATTAAAATTAATCACTATCCTTTGTTTAGCATTTGTACAACTCGTTCCTCTATGATCCTGATCCCCACTAAAAAGTAATAACCTATTAGCAACTGACTCTATTTTCTCACCAGTTTTAAACTCAGTATATCCATCGTTACTATTAACATAATAAATCGCACTATAATAAGGTATTTTAGTATCCCCAAAAACATCAGCATAATCTTGATGATAACTACTAGGTTGAATTTCAGTAGTTCGTGTACGTAAATTTGCCTTAACTCTTAATACAACTTTTACTGGATGTTTAGTACCGTCAGTTAATTTACCAAGAACTGGTCCAACATACTTCCAACCTTCCTCAGCCATTAATTCATAATTCCTGAATATAGTATGAGTAAATTGATAATTATCTAAAGTATCTTCATCCCAAGGAAATACAATTCTAGGATTTAATTTCCAATCACAATTATCCCCAGTGTAATATTCTTGTAGGTCTGCAAATTCTCTAAGACCCAAAAAGTCATCATAAACTTCAATCATTTTATTTTAAATAATTTGTCTCTAGTTTTAGTAAACCACAATGCCATAGTATATCTGGAACCAGAAATAACTTCATTAACACCATGAATATGATCTTTACCTGAAGTAAACAAAATTAACTTACCTGTCTTAGGAGTTACGTTATAGTTATCTTCAAGAAAAAATGTTCTTCCTCCTATATAGTTCTCATTTAAATAAAGAACAGCAGAGTAATCTCTATGAGAAGTATAATGTGGTTTCTCTGGGTCATCTATCCAATAGTTATCAGCATGTGCTCCTAATCTCATACCAGGACCCCAATAAACTAAATTACTAAACTCTGGATAAACATACTCTTCTTTATAAAATTTTGAACATAATATAGATGTTCTATAATGAACAGACTCTACTATAGTTCTTACGTTGTCATCATCTATATTATCACACACAAAAATTCTATTGTCCCAATTGGATTGATGGTTCTCAAGACTCCAGTTAGAATGATCGTTTATGGCATGAGATTTTTGATATTCTATTAAAGTATTGCAGTCATCAACACCTAAAAAATTTTCATTTTCAATTATAGGAAACATTAAAAATTAAATCCTGCAAATGATTTTTTAGATTTAAATTTCTCAGCAGTATCATTTTCATATTCTTCTTCCTTTGCACCACTATCAGATATATCTTCTTGTGCCTTCTGCTCTACATCATACAATCTCATCTTTGCTCTATCAATACCAACTACAAATCTTTTAAAGATTGTAGGATCGTTATACCTATTCTTCAACTGCTTAACCATTATCTGATTTAATCCTTCCAGTTCCTCAGTAGATATGAGAGCGAACATAAGGTCAGCAGTAGCAGGGAGTCCAAAGGATTCTGAAGTGTCAGTAAGGTCAACATCAGAAGAAGCGAAACCAGAACGAGTAGTTTGAGTAGCACTAACAATCGGGAGATTACTTTCGACAGCCAAGCCCCGAAGTTCTTCCGCAATCGCTTTGATGAACGAGTAGGAATTGACAGAGGCGTTTTGACGATATCGTGAACTAGCACAGATGTTAAGGTAGTCTATGAATATTATATCAGGTTTAAATGATTTTTTCAATGCTAACTCCTGTAGCAATGATTTAAAATGACCTGAGTGAGCAGAAGCAGTTGGATACTCCTTGATGATTAAAGATCCCTGTGTCTTCTTAGTAAGGCTACTAACCTTATTTTCAAACATAGGTTTAGGAAGATCTGTTATGTTCTGTATATTGACATTAAGTAGATTAGCATCGATCCTCTCCGCAATCTTTTCCTCTGCCATTTCGAGAGTGATGTAGAGGACGTTCTTCCCTTGGAGGAGGACACTGCTAGCCATATGGCACATAAATAAAGACTTTCCAACCCCTGTGCCAGCAAGAGCAATGTTGAGAGTTTTATTCGGAAGACCTCCTTTTGTAATCTTGTCAAAGTATTCAAGATCAAACGGGATCTTATCTTCCTTCCTATGATACGATTCGTATCTTTCTTCATAATCGTTTAGATAATCGTGACCTATATGACTATCAAAAGATACTGCTAAAGCATCTGATAGGATAGAAGGAATAGCATCTCTATTCTTCTTTTCATCCTCACCATCAGCAATATGAATTGACTCCATAAGTGCAAGGTAGATTGCTCTATCCCTACACCATTTTTCAGTAGTATCTAGCAACCACTGGGGTTCTACAGCAGAATCATGTAAAGTATTTGAAATATCTCTAGTATCCTTTATCTCAGATTCATTTAAATCTGTCCTACCTTCTATCTCAATGTTAAGTGCTTCTATGCTTATAGCAGAACCATACTTAACAATGAACTTAGTTATCTCTTCAAATATTATCTTTTCTTGTCTTTCTTCAAAATAATCTGGTTCTATGAACGGAATAACTTTGCGTGAAAAATCTTCATTGAATACCAGATTCCTGAGAATGGTGGTTTCAATTCGTTCCATAAGAGAAGTGACCCTTCGCAATGCTGTCCAACTGTTCCATTATATCATCAGTAAAGTATTCTGTAGGATTCTTTAGAATTTCTTTAGCATAGATCTTCTTACCATTCATCTCATAGCGACCAGCAACATTCTTCCACATACCACCAAGTTCACCAAGTTCTAATAAACCGTAGTAACGATCTAATCCTCTTTCATCATAATAGAGGCGAATTTGGACTTCCTTATTTTCTTTGGAGAGTCTTGATTTAGCCGTCTTAGCTTTGATAATGTTTCCAATAACCTCTTTCTGATCCTTTTCCTTTTTTTTGCTAAGATAGATAATCGTACTTGCGGCATACTTGAGGCCAGAGCCTCCTCCCATTTCTTTAGTTGGGACATAAGAACCGATAACATCGTAAGTGTGGTTTGTTACTATTAGTGGAATGTTTGCTTGACCCAACTTCAGAGTTAGCATTCTGAAAGCACCTTTCACAAGTTGAGATTTAGTCATATCTCTTACTTGCTTATCATCTAGAGCGTCTCTAATCTCTTTTTCTGTGGAAAGCATACCCAAAGAATCTAATACAAACATGCAGGGTTTGCGTTCTTCTTCGGATGTTTTTAAGTATATATCTACAGCACGAAGTGCCTTGCTTCTAAACTCTTCAATAGTAACTACATTTACTACAACTAATCTACTTAAATCAATACCACGGGATTCAAGTAATCCTTTATTAACAGCAGCCTCAGTATCGAAATACAAACAGTAACCGTCAGGATTGTTATCCAAAAAGTTCTTGACAACTGCGAGGGAGAAGTAAGTTTTCCCAGTACTGCTTTCACCAGCGATGGCAGTAATGCGGCTGCTAGATACGCCACCATAAATGGAACCCGACACCAATCCATTAAAGATGTACGAACCTGTGTCGATGAATCGTTCGGTTTCTTCGATGTCTGATGCGACTTGGGTGTATTCGTCACCTATCTCCTTTACTATTTCTTTTAAAAAGTCCATTCTATAGCCTCAATAATAATATTATAACACAAAGTTATCATTTATAGTATAAATTACCTGATATAGATATTCGATCATCATCACACTCATAAAATGGATAGACCTGATGCATCATTGTAGATGGAAATAAAAGCATACTTCCTTCTACTTCAGGATCCATTGCCAAATTAACACTACAAATACTACCAAAAATATTAGTATATGACATTTGAAAATCAGATGCTGAAGGAGTATTTGAAGCAGCTACTATTGGTAAAGCATGTTGATCTTCTGATCTTGTAGGTATCTTCATCCAAATCACAAAAGACATTACACCACCGTGATCATGTAATGGATTAAATTCATTCTTTCTCTGAGAATTTACCCAGAAATTTTTTATAGACAATCCTTTTACTGTTTCTGTATTAGAAAAACTATTTCTAAAACACGGAATGGACATATGATATTTCAGATAATAATTATAACATACAACCTCCAAAACATTTTTATAGAAATATTCATCCTTATCAGTCAAATAAAGACTCTTAGAAATATTACCTGCAAGATTCCCATTAGCATCACGTTGATCCTCAGACGCTACTTCTATTCTTTTCCATAAGTAATCCATAATCTCATCAGATAACTTTATCTTAACTAATGGAACATTAGGTAAATGCATCTCCTCATGAATAGGTACTGGTATCCCATGCTGAGTAGTATCTTCTGAATTTTTCTTTTCATTATGTACTGGAATTCCCTGATAAGTAAATCCAGTCTTTTTTTTATCGCTCATCAAATATCACACTCCACTTCATCCCAAACATCATTTAAGTTATTATCATCTCTAACATTTTTTAATAAAAAATAAAGTCGAGTATCACCACCAAGTGATAATGCATTAATAATTGTATCTAAATCTTTGTGATTGATAGGTAATTCCATTAGTTAAAAAATGACTCCAGACTAGCAGTTTTTTCGACATTCCACCCAATAGCATTTAATATTGCTCTAAGTGGTTCCACAAAACTCTTATCAAATTGTAAATCATAATCGATGTACATATCAAGACCGAGTTCGTGTGGGAAGTCTTGAATAAAAGATATAACATTCTCTTGAATAATATTTGGTTTCTTTAAATACAGAAACTTCACCTTCTCACCATTTCCAATAGCAGAATATTTATTATCCAGTTTTTTTTGCTTTACATAATGATTATAAAGCAAAGCACCACGTATATGTATAGGAGTTCCTTTTGCATATATTGTAGCATGTGCCATGTACTTCTGAACATTAGATGCTGTTCTTGGAAAAGCAATTTCTTCTGGTGGTAGTTTCCTAAACTTAGTTCTACACTCTTCAATATACCTCTGAACATTCTCTTCAGTATCATTCATCATAAGTTTAAGAGCATCCTTAATCATTGCTCTACAAGGTGCTGGAGTAGAAGACTTAACTGCCTCAATACCCATCATTTTTAGTTTGGGTTCATCATATCGAACACCCTCACTATCCCACACATTAAGAATATATCGTTTCTTAGCAGTCCATATACCACGATCAGCGATGTTCTCTCGCTTCATGACCATCTTCTGATCATAAGCATTTACGTAGTCGGCCAATTCTTGGTAAGAACTTTCAATAAAAGGTTCAAATTCAGTTTCACACACCTTATTAAGGAACGTGACAACGCCCTCATTAGTTTTCTCTCTGCCCTCGTATACACGTTCAACCAAAGGACCCAAATTAAGATAGATGGAATCAGTATCTGAAGCAATAACATAATCAATCTCACTAGTTTTTAAAATTTTATTCATTCTCTGATTCATCTTATTCTCTATCCAACGTATGGATACTTGGCCAGACAAAGTAATTGCTTCGGCATTAGCAAGTTTGTAATACCTAAAGTACTGATTGCCGATAGCACCATAAGCACTATTAAGGGCAATCTTCTTTGCCATTTGGATATTGTTACACCTAGCAATTTCCTTCTCCAATGTTTCCGTGGGTGTCTTTTCATACTCCTGCTTTGCTTGAAGCATCTTCTTCTTGAAGATAACTCTATCCCCGTACATCTTGTCCATAAGTTCAGGCAAGAACCCACGAACATCCTTCCGATATTGTGCTCCATTCGCACAAACTGCATAATCTCCATCAAATTCACACTCCTTGTTTAAGATCCTCTCAACACTCGCACTGGCATGTCTAGTTTCCCTGATTGTCTCTGGGGAAATGTTATACTGCATAATAAGGTGAGGATACAGACTGTTAAGGTCAAAAGAGACCACCCAATCATACTTTCCTGGAATCGGTTCCTTGACATAAGCACCTGCGTATTTGTCATTTTTATCAGATCTATTCTTAGGGGGAATAACAATATTCCTTCTCTTCAAATAGTTGTAGATGATGGTATCCCACATCCGCACTTGATAGAATACGTCCTCATAGTTTACCTTGGCTTCGTATGCCATAGTAAGAGCGAGTTCAATCAACTTCATCTTGCTTTCCAAACGGTCAACAAGTTCTACGTCAATTATATTGTATTCTACAAACTTCTGCCACCCATTAGTGTAGAAATCTTTAAAGGTATCAAACTCAGAGTGATCTAATTTTTTCTGACCCAATTCTACGCTGGCAATATAATCCAATCGATATGATTCCTGTGCCTTATATGTAAACTTCTTATATAAGTCTAAGTAGTCTAATTGTGATACACCACCAATGTCATAGGTAATATGTTCACGACCCATAATGATAGTTGTATCCTCAGTTACCAATCCCCAAGGTGACATACGCTTCTTTAACTTCTCACCAAGAATACGATCTATCCTACGGCACATATATGGAATATCATAAAGCTTACTATTCCATCCAGTAATAACTTCTGGTGTATTGGTCTCAATCATCCACCAGTTAATAAAATCATTTAAAAGTTCATACTCAGTTCTAAATGATTTGTATAAAACATTCTTCTGCGTATTCTTGAAAGGTCCTTGACCCCAAGTTATAATCTGCTTTGTATTATAATCCTGTATTGAGATAAGAAGTATCTCTTCTGCAGCAGATTCTACATCAGGGAATCCCTGCTCAGACTTAACCTCAATATCAAGGGTAACTAATTTAATCTTCTCAATATCAAACTTCAATTCCTGTTCAGGATATTTCTCAGAAATATACTGATATATGAATCTCTCATTCCCATAAACATTAAAATTATCAATCTCACTATATCTTTTAATAAACTCTCTAGTTTCTCTAACTGTACCAGGTTCTATTGCCTCTACAGATTCACCTGTTAAAGTTTTATATTTCGTTTTCTTTTTTGAATCAACAAAAAGGGTTGGATAGAACTTCTCACGAGTTGCGAAGTGTTTTCCATCTTCGTAACCACGTACCAAGAAGTTGTCTCCAACCATCTGAACGTTTGTATAGAATCGCATTATGCAGTGAGTTCTTTATATCTCTCAATTACCTCCTCAGTAGGTTCGGCAATAGTGAGAATGTCACTTGATCTTAGCATATATTCTGTCTGATTAGAAGCTTTTAACCAAGGTGTCATGTTATCAATATCAACAAACCTATAAGGATTAATAAACTTACAGTCAGGTTCACCTATCTCTGCCATGACTTCTACCATTTCTGTGATGAGAACATTATCCACATCAACTAATACACATTTAATAGACATTTCTTCCTCCATTAAATATTCTCCAATGTTTCTGATTCATTTCCTTCAGTTACCTTAAACGTTTTACTTTTATCTACATACATCTGTTTTAAAGATGCCATAGGTTCTACTATAGTTACTACCCAATCAGTGGGTAAAACCATTTCAGTATCAGATGTTAATATAATCCAAGGACTTAATGTAACATCAATCCCAAAATCACCATCCTTTTGATCAGGAGTAGTAACCTGTTTTATATTTACCAAATGTGGATGCTGTACCAAATAAGCCTGTGGAGCAATTTGATCTTTTTCTACTAGTTCTTTTGTTTCGGAAATTAAAGTCTCTCCTGATTTTAGTAGAGTTAGTTTTATAGACATGATTTTAAAATAGCATTGTTATTATAACATAGTTTTTAACATTGTCCATCATAGACTTCACCAATTTCCCAACACTCTATATCTTCATCCTTAATTATATCCATAGTCAACTCAACACGATTAGCAGGAACAATTACACAATATCCAATACCAAGATTAAATACTCTTCTCATCTCCAACTCATCCATATTACCCTGCTTTTGGATCTCTAAGAAGATCTCTGGAACACTCCAAGCATTCCAATCAACGTGTGCTTTAAGTCCCTTGGGAAGGCATCTAGGAAGGTTCTCAGGGATTCCTCCTCCAGTAATATGCGACATACCATAAACCTCTTCCACCTCATTTAAGAGACGTTCTACAACAGGAGCATAGATGGTTGTTGGTGTAAGTAACTCAGGGTGACTATAATATCCTAACTTAAGTCTACGTGCCAAATAATTAATAATACTGTATCCATTACTATGAACACCACTACTTGCTAATCCAATAATCCTATCACTTGGTTTAATAGCAGAACCATCTATAATCTTTTTCTTTTCTACTATACCAGTACAGAAACCAGCAAGATCAATCTTCATCTGATACTGAGGATGTTCAGCAGTTTCTCCACCCAAGAGATCCATACCTGCAATCTCACACCCTTTAATAATACCTGTCATAATATCAGGTATCTTATCATCCAACTTCTGAGTAGAAATATAATCTAAGAAGTATAATGGTTTCGCACCACAAGTGATTATATCATTAACACACATAGCAACAAGATCTATACCAATAGTTGTATAGTCATTAGCAGCTTGTGCAATATCAATCTTAGTTCCTACACCATCAGTTCCAGACACCAAAATAGGTTCCTCATATCCTGAAGGAACCTTTATCATTCCACCAAATCCACCAAGATTAGGAACTTTAGTTTTAAGATCTTCTACAAACTTATTACCAGCATCTATATCAACACCAGCAGTTTTATAATCTAATACAATACCTTCTTCTTTAAAATCAAGGGGATCATCCCAATTCCGATTCGCCATCTCTCTCCTTTGCTGTTTTCCAAAAATAATTTTCTTCTGATCCTAATCCATCTCTATCGTGACCATTCTCAACTTGATAATAAACTGTTGATACTTTAAAGTCAGGAGTTTTTTGGTGTCTCAGGAGTCAAACTATTGTCATAGATTCTCATTCTATTATTAGGATACAAAGCAAACTGCCCATTATCCAATTCAATTAAGTTATGAGATTTATGTTCACCAGGATTCTCACTCGTAGAATAATCTATTAGATCAGGGTCTTGATGATAATTATCTAGCGTACAAATATATGTGCCAGTTTGTTTACCATAATCACGAGTCATTATTTCATAATGCATTGAACCAATGAATTGCTTTTGAACAACAACTAATCCATAATCCATACAGTTCCAAAACTGTAGGTTATGTAATTCCATATCTGGTTCTGGTTTCTCTGGTGATGAGAGAAAAGCACTGATAGGTAGTTTATCGTAAACTGCTGCGTATTCTGGTAGATAAGTTTCAAAATAAAAAGCACGTCCAGGTATCGATTTTGCCGATACCCAAACGCCCTTTACATATTCTCCATGACCACTTTGATGATCAGTGAGATATTCCTTTCTAACCCATACCTCATAAGAAGGTAAGTTACAAATCAATGCTGGCATATACAATGAAATAATATTGTGGTAGATTCCTATAGCCGCTTATCCTGAACCTACCAAAGGGGATAACCGCAGACAGTATTTCTCTGACTCTTATATTATACCACAGATTTTTCTTTCTGCTTCTTATCTTTAGGAACTCGTTTGAGATCGCTAATAGCATTCTTTATAATGCTGAATGGTGATGTGAGTTTCATGATTGTTTACCTAAGTAATTGGTACGAGCATGATGTTCTGGTACAATTTTATTTAATTGTATGGTGAGGAGTCCATCTGTAAACTTGACGGATCCAACCTTCGTATCGTCTGAGACCGTCCAAACTCGTTTGAAGGAGCGTTGGGCCAATCCTTTGTGGATAAACGTTCCATCAACTTCCGATTCTTCTTTTCTGCCTTCCACAAA